GGACGCCAAGCTGGCTAAGCACCCAATCATTTGGATGATAGACATAGCCTGGTTCCAAATGCTCTGCTTTGAGAATTCTCTCAAGATGCGGATCATTTGGATTGTCCTCGTACCAGAGTAGTAACGCGAGCGCCACTGTTAAGGGGCTCCCATGAAAAACCATCTCTGGTTTTTCGGATTCCACAATGCTCAGAGACAATCCGAGCATGCTCATAATTGTGCTTGCTGGCAAAGAAATCCAGCAAACTGTGGAATCCCCCAGTCGTCTCAATTCGAGTTGGTCCACGTAATGACCAAACTCTAACCTCGTGCCTATGAAGGCGAGAATTCCATCTTTTGATAAGATGAGATTCATCGCTGCCAGAACATGAGGCGAGACCACTGAACCCAGTCTCGTGTCGAGCCACAACCCGCAGTCCACGTCGAATACGTGGAGGTAAGGTGTTTGTGAGGCTGTCTGATGCATTCCATAATCCTTTATTAAAGAGATTGTTGGATGTGTCTACAACAGCCTGACACGAAGCCGGGCTGTCGGCGATTAAAGTCTTGGGCTTAACCGGAGTTACATCGTAACCCCGATACCCATCGACCCCGCAGGATTCCCTGAAATGACCGCGAACATAGCTCTTCGCCATGTTCACTTTCAATCCGAGGATATCCATAATGCGGATTAATCGCTCGTACCCGTGTGTTGGCAATATTATATCATCACCAAACACACGGACCCGGTTACGAAGTTTCCATATCGCTTGCCAACTAATCTCACCTTCGACCGAAGCGGTCAAGGCGATAATTAGAAAAACAAGTGATTGAACTGGAAACGTCGTGGCAGTTCCCTGCGAGGCAAACTTCTTGAGTCTCAAGAAGCTTGGTTCCTTAGAGATATCATCCCTAAGAAGCCTCGTTCGTGCGGCGTGCAGATGGTGCAGGAGAGAGGAATGTCCCCTCAACGCCCGTTCCACGGTCCAACACGAAAGACGATCACTAGCATCTGACAAATCGACAGTTGCTAAAGATCTATCTCGTGAAGCTTTCAGTACAAGATCGTTAGACTTGCGCTGATCATGTAGATCAATAAAGAAGCCATGAAAATGCTTCTTAAACTGATCATTCATGAAACTCAAAATGCTTTGCTGACACCACTGATGTGATGCTGGCTCTGCAGCAATGAGCCTAGGACCTTTAAAAGTCTTAGGAACGCAAATCAACCGACTAGCCAACTCATGGTTTATCGGCCGATCCCGATCGTCACCTATGGTTTTACCACAGAAAGCGAAAGGAAAGAGTACTTCAAGCTTATCCGACCAAAATCGGAACTGGGATTTCTCCCAATTCTTCATCCGTTCGGAAACAGCCCCAGGTCCATGTTTGAATCCGATACCCTTGCCTTCAGCGTCCAAATCAACAGAACGTTGATGAGGATCAAAGAAGTCAAAGGTACCGCATACGACATCAGCAACTTGCTGGAGTCGTGTGAGGAGACCACGATCACTGGTTTTTGAACCAACGGTGGTACTCTCTCTTCCTCTCTCAAGGTCGAGGTCGTACTGCCGCGGGTCAAAGACAGGGCCATCAAGAGCTTGTACAAAGTGACAGCTCCTGAGGCGATCATCGGGGTCCAGTTCATCATAATCCCAACAAAGCGTGGGGGTTCTGATGTTCCGTTCGACCACATGGTAGTTCTCCAAAACCGCTTGTATGCGGTCATAAGAGCACTCCACCTCTAGCTTCTTCCCCAAGCAACAAAGTTGCCTAAGGAAAAATATGCTAGTCGGGTCGGCATCCAGACGCAAACATGCATGCTTATCAAACACTCGTAGCCAAAGTCCCGAGAATAATTTCGGCACTTTAACCTCTTTGGAAACCGTAGAAGATAACGGTCCCTCAGACGTAAGACGTCCACTCTCAAGGCCCTCTAATAAAAGAGAGTCCAGATGTGGAAGGTCAAGCATAAATAAAGCTTGACCCCGTGTTTGAAACAGAAGGGTGAGTCTCTCAAAATCGAGATCCAAACCCCTCATAGCAGGGTACGCTGCTTGGACATCTTTACAGATGCCTTGCACGACATGGAGTAGAACACTTTCTTGGCTTTTCATACATTTCACCTTTCAGTGGAAGGTATTCCAAGTCACAGAAAGCAGAAACGTCCTTCGAGGATCTCAACTCTCGAAGTTCATCAACTTGGTGATGTTCGCATTGGTCGACGCTGTCAACCATGCGAACAAAGCTGCTGCATCGTACGTCGGATCGGCAAGGGTATCACCCTGCTGATTCTCCATAACGATGTAAGTCTTCCTCACGGAAGACAAAGTAGCAGGCGCCACCGGGAAAACAGTCTCGGTGAACTCGACATTGTGACGATCAATCATCACCTTGCGAGCCTTATCCAAGTAACTGGAATTCCGGATCTTCAGCCTGAATTCGTTCATAGTCGAACGGAGGAGGTACTCAGAAGAGTACTGATCCTGGTTGATACGAACGAGATTCTTGGCCACCGAATTGACGGTGAGCGTTTGAGGATCTGCGAACATGTTTTACTCCTTAGTAGCGGTTAAGTTGACGTTAACGGATAGAGGCGTTTTAAAGCCTCGTCACCGCTAACGAAGCCGCTACGCCCATCTGCGTCCCATTGAGAAATGGGAAGTGGGCAACTGGAGCCACGAAAGACGTAGCTCGTGTTTTGTTCTCACGAACATACCTGATTCCGCTACAAGACCAATCGTCTTGAGCTTTACCAGGCCACGAAGCTTCCGTCCGCGTGTGCCGCATGACAGAAACGTCAGACAGCGTCGCTGGGATAATATTACGATGAGCAGTGAAATACTGCCCAATGTTAGTACCCCAGTCTATTAGCCAAGTCCAGGGAATTAGTTCCCACATTGATGAAGCATCAAATGTGGCACCTAATACTGCACGTTGAGCTAAAGCACGCATCTCAGGAGGTCTAGCAAGGCTTAGGCAATCACCAGCAGGCATCCACCTGCAGTGTGCTTTAATCACCAAGCTAGTATTTACGTCGAAGTTTTCACGTAAAGTGAAATTCTGCGTCTGTATAAACTTATTTACAACCGCAGTACTCGCGTAATTACCTATTGAGACAGTCCGTCGGAGGCCATGTTGGGAACGAAGCCGTTGAATTTCACCGACCCGGCGATTAACCTGGTCAGTAAAACGCATAAGCTTCACGAGGTCACCAACTACGGGAGCAATCCCGAATTGGTACATCAAGTTATTGTTACCAATATTCCGGAAGAAGGAAGTTCCTGCATCCTGAATAAGGTGAAATAACTCACCCAACTGCAACGCATTAGTCACCACGTCAACATAAGGACGTGATGGATTAGTCTGTGCAGCTGCCTGAGTGGCAGCATCGGCGTCAAATATGTCTCCAACGATTCCCAAATGGTCGAAACAATGATTGGTATCTAACATATCAACACGATAGTTAGAAAACCAGCTAGAGAAGAAGCCGACATTAGGTTTTGTCAGTCTTCCTCCCTCCACTGTTTCATGGAAGACGTTTAGTGGTGCATTATCACCCGAACCGATAACATCGGAACAGGTATGATAAGACGACCAAACGTTACCTCCACCAATGGTAGAGCCAAAGCGGCCGCCGTAGTTTTTGAATTCTACGGTTGAAGCGTTTCTAACTCTACCAGGCATGGGAATTACTCCAGTTATATGAGGGAAATGGATCTCAGTTTGGAGCTATTAGCTCCGAGTGAGAGCCATGTGAGGATAGCACAGACGCTATCC